GGTGTCGGCCGCGGCGGCGGTGCTGGCGCTGCTGCTTTCGCCTGGCCGGCTGCCGGGCGGCCCGGAGGCCTCCCTGCCGGGGGAGCCGGGCGGAACCTTTGAAGCCACCGGCTTTGTCATGAAGGCCTACAGCCCGGCGGGATCGGCCTCCTCCGACTCCCAGGCGCAGGTGTTGTCACCCAACGAGGCGGTCAACCTGCCCGCCGTCGACTGCGGCCTGGCAAGCATGATCGGCAAAACCGCCCTGGACGGCGATCTCTCCCTGTATAAAATCCACCTGCCCTTTGAGGTGGTGTGCGAGGGGGAGGCGATCTGTGCGGTGTCCTACCGGACCAATACCGGCTGGTTCGAAAGGCGGCTGTCGGTGAGCCACCCGGCCGACCTGGAGGCGTTTGCCCAGGTGGTGGATGTGGTCAACCGCACCCCCTCCGGGGCGTGGGGCTACGCGCCCTTGGGCGATGCGATCCGCTTTGCCTATGAAAATCAGCTCATGGCCCATAAGCAGCTGAGCCTCCAGCTGTCGCTGACCGCCCGGCGGGACGCTTCCGAAGAGGAGGTGGAGGAGGCCTTCCACCGTCTCCTGAACGGGGTGGAAATCCAGGTGGAGCTGACCTATGCCGACGGTTCCGTCGGCAGCACTCGGCTGGCCTTCAGCGTGTCCGATCCCGTGGGGGAGGGCCTGTCCGCCACCCTCATCACCCGCGCGGCCCCCTAAGTCTGTTTTCTGTCCGGACATTTGTGCAGATTTCCAAAAATTGCACGATTTAAGAATTCGTTAAGAAAAAAGATCGCAAATTTTGGTGGCGCTTTCTGGGACTGGACTGGTATACTAGAGCCATACGGGGCCATTCCCCGCGGCGGTATACGGTCCGCCTTTTTTATGGGGAAGCGGTCAACATGCGGTTTTTTGGGAGGGCGCGGAATGGAGCTGTTCGGACAGATATGCTGGTGGATTGCGGCGGGCCTGACGGTGCTCGCGGCCCCCGTCGCCCTGTGGCACCTGCTGCGGGGCCTGCGCGGCCTGTTTCCCATGCTGGCCCGTCCCGTCCGGGAGGAGCGGCGTCTGCGCTTCGCTGTGGTCGTCTGCGCCCGCAATGAGCAGGCGGTGATCGGCTCCCTCATCGACAGCCTCATGGCCCAGCGGTATCCCCGCGACTGCTTCAGCGTGTTTGTCGTCGCGGACAACTGCACCGACGGCACCGCCGCCGAGGCCGCCCGCCACGGCGCGCTTGTGTACGAGCGGGAGGACGCGCAGCGGGTGGGGAAGGGCTGCGCCCTGTCCTGGGCCTTTGACAAGCTGCGGGAGGATTATGGGGATCGGTTCGACGCGGCGGCGGTTTTCGACGCCGATAATCTGGTGGATCCCGGGTTCCTGGCCGCGGTGAACGACGTGCTGTGCACCGGCGCCGATGTGACGCAGGGCTACCGGGATTCCACCAATCCTGACGAATCCGCCGTCAGCTCCTGCTACGCGGTGTACTGGCTGCTGCTCATGCGGTTTTTCCACCGGGCACGGTATAACAGCGGCCTGCCCTGCCTGGTGGGCGGCACCGGCTTCGCCTTCCGCTGGTCGTGCATCGCCCAGAACGGCTGGCATACCCAGACCCTCGGGGAGGACAGCGAGTTTTCCCTGCAGCAGATACTGGCCGGCCGGCAGATCGTGCCGGCCTATCGCGCGGTTTTTTATGACGAACAGCCGACAACCTGGGCCGTCTCCTTCCGGCAGCGGTTCCGCTGGCTGGTGGGCAGCGTCCAATGCATGCGCTACCTGCCCGCCTGCCTGAAATCCCTGTTTCATCGCCAAAAAGGGGACGGGCCCCGCCTCGCGGCCGCCGTGGATATGACGGCGTATCTGCTGGCGGCCCCGGCCTGCACGCTGCTGGTGGTGTCGGGTCTTTTCGGCCTGCTGGCCATGGCCTTCACCCCCGCCGCCCTCGGGGCGCGGATCGTCTGGTGCCTGGCGTCGTTCGCCGGCGGCTGGGTGTTTATGACGCTGCTGGCTCTGCTGACCGTCCTGCTCGAGCATAAGCCGCTGAAAATCTACGGCAGGGGGATTCTGCTGTTCCCGGTCTTCCTCATCCCCATGGGCTGGATGGCCGTGGCGGCCCTCCTCCATCCCCGGACGGATTGGAAGCCCATCGTCCACACCGGCCGCCGGAACGCCGCCGCGCCCGAGATGGAAAAGGCTTGACAGAAAAAGTGCGGATATGCTATAGTAATAACCGTTCCGGCGCACAAGCTGGAACGGTTTTCCGCGATTCTGTGCGGAAGAACGCGAAAAAATGTGCCCCCTTTTCGCCGCCCATGTATCAAATTTCCATATGCTTTCTGTTATATGCACTCGCTGGTGTAGCTCAGCCGTGTAGAGGGCTCTGCCGGCGACGCTAAACCATCTCGTTTCACTCGCTGGTGTAGCTCAGCCGGTAGAGCAGCTGATTTGTAATCAGCAGGTCGGGGGTTCGAATCCGTCCACCAGCTCCATGAGCAAAACGCCTGTAAACCCTGTATTCATGCGGGTTTGCAGGCGTTTTGCTTTCTATATATTTTTTGTTGTCTGGCAAGGTTTGAGATGGACGTTACTACGGGGTTACTACGGGTTTTTGCCTCTATCCAATCTTGTTTATAGCCTCTGATAAGGTCTTCGCAGATTGCCTTATGTAGTGGTCTACATCTACAGAAAAATCGGCGTGGCCCATTAAAGCAATCATATCTTCCTCTCGCACACCCGCAGCGGACATCATTGTAGAGAATGTGCGCCGCGTTGCGTGTGGATTTAATGGACGAACACCAATTGAATTTAACGCTGGAATATAGCATTTTTCGCGGAAATATTTTTGGGGCATCGGTGTACCGTCATCGCGGCAAAAAAGCGTTTTCCCGTCTTTTTTGACTTGGGCGCTGACGATATCAGCGATGCGCGGGTGTATTGGAACGGTTCTGTTTTTTCCGGCTTCTGTTTTCATACCGCCAATGAGGACCTTGTTCCCATCTACTTCGCGGACGCTGGCTGGTGTTAGGCCGAGGAATTCGGATATACGGAATCCGGTATAAATCATCACCAGAATCCAGTCGGCATATGGAATTGTTCCCACAGCCTTGCGGATTTTCTCCAACTCCAAATCGTTGAAGCAATCCTTAGCCGATTTGATGTTCTTAGGTAGGATTAGAAACTGAGCGTAGTTCTTGTTAACTATATCGTTTTGCATGGCGTAGTTATATAATAAGCCAAGCAATATTTTTATTTTCGATAAACCAGAGTATGTCATAGCGGGAACGGTTATATCCCGGTTATAGCGCCTTACAGTTCGTTCTTTTTGAAGCCCGTCAATGATAGATTGCATTTCGGCGGTGCGGATTTCACGCACCTTTTTATCGTATAGGGGAGCCAAATGCTTCCAGGATGAATCATAACCCGCGCACAGCTTACTGGATTTACCGGAATACCATACAGGCATCCATTCCTCACGCAGTTCCGCAAGCGTAATATTGTACTTGGTGGTGGGGTTACGTCTATATTCGTCCAGCGCGTCTTTGGCCTCTTGCGCGGTGGCATAATGACCGATTATCATCTGCTTGGCGTTGACTTTCCTGGCATCATCATCACGGATTAATTCCGCCGGTGCGACCGCCACCCAGGGCCTCCGCTTTAAGTCTTTGCGTTTGTACACGGAGCCTGTGCCATTCTCGCGCTTTATGGATTTTCTCGCCATTCTATACCATCCCCCTTAAAATTGGGCATAAAAATGCCCGGGACTTGATTTTCCCGGGGCCAGATGGTACAATGTGGATGGTTTATTGCCACACTGTATGGCCATCTGGCCGACGGTGCCCGCCTCGTTCCGATTGCCGTCGGAGTGGGGCGGTTTTTTATTCAGTTAATTTAGCCAGTTGCATTAGGGTTTCCAAGTTAATACGATAGTAGTTTTTCTTTCCATCTCTATCACAGAGCAGAAGATGATGCTCGCTAAAAATTTTTAGGCGATTACTCAATGTCATTCTAGAAACTTGAATACACTCTAAAAGTTCTTGGGTAGATATACCTTTTTCAGAAAAAAGTTCGGCTTGAATGAGCAAATATCCAAGCTTCTCGATTTCGTTGTTACTTGAAATATATGAGACTTTACTCATAACATCAGCATACATAGAAAGACTATTAAATCGCTTTATCAAAGCCTCGTGTAACTGGTTGGTGGCTGTATAAACGATATTTAAAAACATTAGAAGGAATGGTGTTAAATCCCCGCGGTTCTTTTTATCGTTACATATTTTAAAAGCGTCATAGTATTCCTTTATATTTTCCTTTATAGTATATGACAATCGATAGCTTAACAATGGTTCTAAATCTCTAGAGAGCAGATAACTGCTAACGAAGCGGGAAAGCCTACCGTTTCCGTTATAAAAAGGATGTATATAACCAATAAGATAATGAAATATTGATATGCGGATTAAAATCTCTATATTTTCATCATTTAAAAAATTCAAAGCTTTTTCAACGGCGCAGATAATTGCAGATTCAGGGTAAGTTCCCGTATGGATTGTTTTTTGCGTACCAGAGTAAACATATACAGGTCCATTCCTAAAAATTTCGCCATCTGGAACATCTTTCGGATCTTCCTCACGTACCTCCTCAAGAACAAGCTCATCATAAATATTGCGGAGATCCTGGCAAGAAGCAAGTGCTATATTTGTGTTGTCTTGAAGCATTGAGTATTTTTGTACCAAACCGCGAAATCTTTTTTTTCTATCCTCTTTTTTGAGATCATCTAATATTTCGCTAATATCTCTCCTGGTACTATTTACCCCCTCAATGCTGTTGGTTAAAACAATTTCATCGATTAAACAACGCCTTGTAAATTGATTTAACGCTACTCCCGGGAGAGCAGAGCGAAGAGCAAATATTTTACGTTCCATCTTATATATTTGTAGTAGCAGCCTGGAAACATCAGGAGTTTGCACGAAAAATGCTGGCATGTCATGGATGGAAAAATCCAAAGTTATCGAATAGTCCCCGTTCAGTCTGGATTGATAAATTTTTTCAAAGTTTTCCTGGTCTTTATAATAAATTTTATTCAACGGTTCGTATTTCATTTGCTAGCCTCCCTAAAAAGCGTATGGTTTGTTTTGGCTTAATTTTATAAGCGTATACTAATTATAACAATATCATTTATAAAATCAAGCCTTTTTATTAATGATATTCGAGTAATTATATAGATGTTCCTATTTTTTACGCTTTTTCGCAACATATTCATCGTGTGGGCTGCTAGCTTATAATTTTAAGTGATTTCTTTTTGTGGTGTGCTCCTGAATGACTATCTCCTTTCTGAACTGACCGTCTGAGGTGGGGGCCTTGGGCGGTCTTTTTACTTGTTCTTCAAATATGCAATTAACTGTAGAGACCAACCTAAGATTGCGAGAGCTAAACAGCCAATACATAGTGATATGGATATTCCGTCAGCTATGCCTATATTTGTAATTAAGCCAACGATCAGCCCAATAATAACAGTGACTAATTCTGTTGCAAAATTTTTCTGTTCGCCAATAGTCACCTGAATAAAGCTGTCCAATAATGTGATAGCCGCACATATGTATGTAATACTACGGTTCCCCGAAAAAAAGAATATAGTTCCAATTAGCCCGGATATAATTCCAATTATGCTAAATATAGTCGTCACAACTGATTTGATTTTTTGCCGCCTAAGCCAGTTTAAATACATTTGTGCTTCAGAGATGTCCTGTGAATTTGAATTAAATTCTTCTTGCGCCCCGGTATCCTCTGCAATTTTGCTCTCTATGGGTTCATTTGCTTCTGTTTCGCTCTGCTTGATACTTTGGTACTTGGCTACCATATCCTTTATATCGGCTATGGTATCTCCGCTGCTTTTGCCTATACTCATTTCTACTCCTCCGCACAGGAATTGACAAATTATGACAATTCCGTATAATATAGTTGTGGAGAAAATTCACGCCCTGTGGGTTCTATTCACGCCGACCGTTTCGAGTGGCAGCTCGGAGCGGTCTTTTTTATTCTATAAGCCCCTCACACCTATAAATATAATCCGCCCGGCGGATAAAATCTTCGGTGACACCGAACCGCTCGGCCAGTTGCCAGACTTCGGTGTAGCCTTCAGATATGGCCATCTTCATTTCCGCTGGGTCTAGAATCCTGTGTGATGCAAACTTGTCCGCTTTGTATTCGTGCTTTTCTATCAAGTCAAGCGGGCTACATACAGCATGGGTTGCCCCGGTGGCACAGTGGCCGTATTCATGGGCCAGGGCGCTGAGTTCTTCAGCTACGGTTTCGATATGATTGGTATCAATAAAAATACCGCACCCGAGTTGATTCCTAATTGTTACAGCTTTAGTTGATTTTTGGGAACACTCAAAGACAAGAATGCCATCTCTCTGCAATTCGTTATACAGAGAGATGAGAGCGTCAATATTCATGGGCAGCAGCCTATTTCCCTTCCTGCTGCCGTTTCTTTAACATACGCGCCATTTCCAGCAGCATATTTTTATCTTCGTCCGTGAGTTCCTTGGCCTCGCCATACATGGCATAGGTGAAATCGTCAAAGGTAACGTCCGCTTCGGCGGGCGTTTTTTCTTTAGGTTCATTGCCAAGAAGGTAGTCCACTGATACGCCGAAGTAAACAGAAATTTTTGAAAGTGTATCCGCTGATAAACTCTGTTTGCGCCCCATTTTTAAATCAGTAAGCGAGGCTCTGCTTGCGCCGGATTCTTTGCACATTGTAGTAATATTAATTCTTTTATCCGTGCACAGGCCCTCAATCCGATTATACAAATTAGACACAAACCGCACCCCCTTTATGTGCTTTACGCTAATTTTACGCAAACACATAAAAACCTATTGACTTTTACGCTTGAGCGTAATAAAATGAAGTCACAGGTCGCGAATGCGTAATTAATGTGCTGACAACATCAATATATTACACATGCGCGTAAAAGTCAATAGAAAAGAGGTGATTGTTTTGGCCAGAAAACAACTTTGTGCATTTGGCAAAGAAATCAACCACGCACTTGTGGAACTTAACCAGCCTAAGGAATGGCTGATTGAGCAGGTAGGTAAATCTACCGGTCGATATTTCGACCGCTCTTACCTGCACAAAATTCAAGTCGGGGAGATTGCCACGCCTGGAATCGTTCAAGCCATCCGCGAAATTCTGGATTTGCCAGAATCGGATGCCGCTCAGACCACCTAAGATTTTTACCCAAAATTATCACTCCTTGTCGAGATGATAATCAAAGGCTATCAAAGGAGGTGTCCGATAAAGAGGACTTATCCCATGATGTGGGAAATGCACACAAATTGGAAAAGCTCGTGATAGGGCGGAGGAGGTGAAAAGAGTGAGGGTGAATATATCAGTTGATGCCGAGAATTACGGGAAAAATTTTGAAACCGTTGGTTCTGCCGATGAAATAGCAAAGGTCATCAAGGCGTGCCTGGACGAAAACGTTACGGAAATCCGGATAAAGAAACAGCACACGAACGAATCCATGTGCTGTTCGCAGGAATTATAGATGCTCTTTTAGATATGCGCCTGTCTTATCGTTTAACCCTGTCCATGCCGCGCTGCCTGTCAGTTCTGCTACAAACAGTGAATCGTTGCTGTCGATTTCTGTTTTCAAGTGGTCTCGTACGCTGACGCAACTATCCGGAGTGGAAATATACCATACGGATTCCTGGATATGCGCCCATGCTGTATAGGACTTTATTTTTTCGTACAGACCGTTGTAGTTTTTTCCAGGAGCACGCAAATCATAGGTAACGATTTTTGAATTAGCCATAAATTTCACCCCCTTTCTTCGACAATTTTACCACGCGACAGAATAAAAGGCAATAAATGGAGGTTAAAACATGAATCTAGAGAACATCCGTGAATTGCGCACGGTTCACGGTGAGGCTGAAATCAACGAACTGCTTTCCAGCGGAAAATGGCGGGTTCTTAACCTGGTGTACGAAGATGAAGGCATCGTTGCTACGCTGGCCAAGGTCAGAGCATGAAAAAGCCGCCCGCGGTGGGGAGGCGTTCAAGGAGGTGAATCAAATTGACCGAAGATGAATTATTGTCTCTGCCAAAGGTCCGCCCCGACGAAGCGTCCGCGTTCCTTGGCGGTGATCCGACAGCGCAATACATAAGGCTCTGGTGCCAGGACGGCGATTGCCCGTTCGGCGCGGCCAAACAGCAAAGTAAAAATCGATGGACATATACCATCAACCGGCGGCTGCTTATTAAATACCGGCGCGGAGAAATACCGCTGAGCGTTCCGCTGGTGTTGATGCGAATATTAGACGCTTTGAAGGAGGCAACATAATGCAAATTCTACGCGGCATCCTGCTGACCGTCGGCATTGGCCTGGTTTGCTTGGCCGCCTGCGCTACCGAGTGGAAGCCGGTGCCGATTCTGCTGATGGGCGGGACTGGTTTAGCGTTGTGCGGGATAGCCGGGGGCATAAAGAAAGCCGCCGGACGTGCTGGAACACGTCGAGGCGGCAGGTGATGAGGGGATGTACCGATTGTACACCCCTATTATACAAAAGGAAATGGGGATTGTCAAATGGGCTTTATCGCGACCAATAGGGTTTATGAAGGAATCGGGAAGAACGTCGGAAAGTACATCTATGGCGACGCCGACGCGCGCGGCCTGATGTATGACCAAATAGGTATTGACCCAGCCAATGGATGGGACAATATCAGCCGGGAATTTCTGGCGGAATTTGACCGGGACATGCTGGACTGGTTCTATTCAGATGATTGGATTATCTGGGACAGCGAGGAAGAATGCCTGGAGAGGCCGGTATCCTACGATGTATAATGCGGTTTTGTTTTACACCAACGGACAAGTCGTGGTGGATATACACTTTCCAGAGGATAAGGTGTGCTGTCAGTGGTGCCCGCTGTTTTTACGGTACGAAGAGAACTTCAAGCGATATTCCTGCCGCCTTACAGGCGAATGGATATTGGATCCATTTCATTGCATCGGCGAGAGATGCCCGATTATTTTTGAGACCAGAGAGGAAGGAACACATGGGGATCCCCATTTTGGTGCTCGGCGAGAGCGGGACGGGCAAAAGTGCGAGCCTGCGGAACTTTAAGCCGGAGGAAGTGGGCGTCGTGAATGTCTGCGGCAAGCCGCTGCCCTTCCGCAGCTCCATCGAGACCTTTAAATCCGACGATTACCTGAAGATCGAGAAAGCCCTCAAGGCCAGCCTCAAAAAGGTATTGGTGATCGACGACTGCCAGTATTTGCTCAGCAATGCTTTTATGCGCAGAGCCAGAGAAACCGGCTACCAAAAGTTTACGGAATTCGCGGTAGACTTCTGGACGCTGGTGCACGTGGTGATCGACGAACTGCCGGAGGATGTGCTGGTGTATTTTCTCGGGCACATCGAGCGGGACGCCAATGGGAACGAGAAATTCAAGACCATCGGCAAGTTGCTGGATGAAAAAATAACCGTAGAAGGTATGTTCACGGTTGTTCTTAAAACCAGCGTACAGGATGGCCGGTATCTCTTTTCCACGCGGAACAGCGGCAGCGATACGGTGAAAACGCCTATCGGGTTATTTGAAGACACCTATATAGACAACGACCTGAAGGCCGTGGATACGGCTATTCGGGAGTATTACAATTTGAAAAACACGGAGGAATAGACCATGAAAAAGTTCAGCGGATTTGAAGCGAAAAAGCAGGCGGCGCGGGAGGTTCTCCCGGCAGGTGGGTATGTGGTAAAGGTTCTGGATGTTGCGGAGCAGCATTATACCTGGGGGGACGTTCTGGAAATCAGTTTTGATGTTATCGAGGGCGCTTATGCCGGTTTTTTTGCGGCGGATTACAAGAATAATCCCAACGAGGAAAAGAAGTGGCGCGGCAAGTTCCGTCTGAACGAGCCGAAGGACGACGGCAGCGAAATGGACGGATGGACGAAGAAAAAATTCGGCGGGGTTATTTTTGCGTTTGAGGACAGCAACCCCGGGTTTCATTGGGATTGGGATGAAACTCAGCTTAAAGGGAAAACGGTGGGCGCGCTGTTCCGCGACAAGGAATGGGAAATGAACGGGAATTCCGGCTGGACAACGGAATGCTGTACCATGATTACCGCCGACGATGTGCGCCAAAACCGGTTTAAAATGCCGAAGAGTAAACCGCTTGCAGAAAAAGCGGCGCCGAAAACCAGCGGTATGGATTTTGAAGAAATTCTGGACGATGACGAGCTGCCTTTCAAGCTGTAGGGTGCCGCCATGCCTACATACTCACATTTTGAAATAGACCGCATGTTGTCCGGCATGACCGTGCTGGTAGATACCAGGGAACAGGATACGGCAGCTCTGCGCGCCCGCCTGGAGGGGCTAGAACGCCCTTTCAGGCGGTGCAAGCTGGATTATGGCGATTATTCCTGTGAGGTGATAAAGCCGGACGGGACGCCCGCCAGCGCGGCCCAAAAGGTATGCGTGGAGCGTAAGATGAACCTGGATGAATTGTGCGGGTGCTTTACGTCCGGCCGGCAGCGCTTTGAGCGGGAATTCCTGCGGGCCAAAGAGGACGGGGCCAAGGTGTATTTGCTGGTGGAAAATGCCACGTGGGAAAAGGTGTATGAGGGGACATACAGAAGTCGGATGAAACCGGACGCTCTGGCTGCCTCTCTTTTGGCATGGTGCGCCAGATACAATCTTACGCCGGTATTCTGCCGGGCGACCACCACAGGGAAAATGATTGCCCGGATACTGCGCTATGAGGTCAAGGCACTGTTAGAAAAGGGGGCGCTGTAATGCTGGAGAGCGGATTTATTAAGTTGCATCGAAAAATTTTAAAGTGGGAATGGTATGATGAGCCGAACACTATGCGGCTTTTTATTCATCTGCTTTTGACTGCCAGCATCGAGGACGATAGCTGGCACGGCGTTGATATTAAGCGCGGTTCCCGTGTTTCTTCCTACTCAAAATTGGCAAAAGAGTTACATCTCACAATTAAGGAAATTCGGACAGCCTCGCAGCACCTTGAACAGACAGGGGAAGTGGCACGAACTGCATACCCCAAATTCACTGTATTTTCAATATCAAATTACGATAACTATCAAATGAAGGGCACGAAAAAGGGCACGCAAAAAGGCACGGAATCGGGCAATCAAGGGGCAAGCAAAGGGCAACAGTATAAGAAAGATAAAGAAAGCCAAGAAGATAAAGAAGAAAGCGCGACGACTTCCGGCGCTGCTGCGCCGTCGTCTGCCGCGCCGGAGAAGACCATCTGGGAGAGGATGCGGGAATAGTGGGATACGCGTTCAAGGCGGATGACGTTTATGGGCTGGCCTCCAAGTTGAGCGCCAATGTGCGGGAGAAAGGCGGGGAACTGTTCTTTCGGTATTGCCCATACTGCGGCGGAGACGGTCACGACCGGGAAACCTTTTCCGTGAATTTGGAGAACGGCACCTTTCATTGTTTCCGAAGCACCTGTGGAAAGTCCGGACACTTTGTAGAGATGGCGCGAGACTTTGGCTACGCCCTGGATTTTGGCGATGCCAAGCGCCGCGTATACAGGCAGCTTCCCCAGCGCCCGTTCGAGATACGGAAACCGGCGGTTGAATATCTGGCCTCTCGCGGAATCAGCCAGGCGGTAACCGAACGCTATAAAGTGACCACCGTAAAGGATGACCAGCATATTCTGGCTTTCCCGTTTTACGACGAGAACAGCATCCTGCGGTTTTTAAAATATCGCCGGACGGATTTTGATAAAGCCAGGCACAAGAACAAGGAGTGGTGCGAGAAAGACACAAAGCCTATCCTGTTTGGCATGGCGCAATGCGTAGATTTTGGGCGACTGGTTGTAACGGAAGGACAGATTGACAGCCTGTCGGTGGCCGAGGCCGGAATAAGCAATGCGGTCAGCGTTCCAAACGGCTGCAATGGTTTCACATTTTTGGAGAATGTGTGGGACTGGATTGTAAAGTTTGAGGAGGTCGTTGTATTCGGCGATTGCGAGGGCGGAAAGATTACGCTGCTGGATACCTTGCAAAAGCGGCTTCCCAATCCAGTCAAGGCGGTACAGGCGGCAGATTATCTTGGGGAGAAGGACGCTAACGATATTCTTCGGAAATATGGGACGGGTGCGGTTCGTAAGGCGGTGGAAAACGCCCAGGCCCCGCCGGTATCTCACGTCAAGGAATTGGCGGACGTTCAGGCGGTGGATATATACAAGCTGCCGCGCATTCAAACAGGTATACCAGAGTTGGACAGGATTATTGGCGGGTTGTTTTTCGGACAGGTGGTGCTTCTTACCGGCAAACGCGGCGAGGGCAAATCGACCTTTATGTCTCAGCTTCTTGTGGAAGCGCTCCACCAGGGATATGGCGTGTTTGCCTATTCCGGAGAGCTGGCCGATTACCATTTCAAGCGCTGGCTGGATTTCCAGGCGGCGGGGCCGGACAACATCACGACCGACCTGGATATGTTCGATGACGAGCGATATCACATCGCAAATCCGGTGTTGGATAAAATAAACGCCTGGTATCGCGGGCGGGCCTACATATACGACAACAACGCCGTGGATGGCAATGAGTTGGAAAACCTAACCGATACCATCGAGCAGGTTGTCCGGCAGTATGGCGTTAAGCTGGTTTGTGTGGATAATCTGATGACGGCCATGGACGCAGGCATATCCGATAACCTTTACCAGGCGCAGTCAGAGTTTGTGAGGAGACTAAAAAAAATCGCTGTGAAATACGACATTGCGGTTGTATTGGTGGCACACCCGCGCAAAAGCAAAGAGGGCTTCACAAACGACGACGTAGCGGGCAGCGGGGATATTACAAACCGTGTGGATTCGGTTCTGGTCTATTCCCGAAACGGGAAGAAAACCGATGATAAATCGCCGGAATGCGATAGCTTGCTGGCAGTGACCAAAAATCGGTTATTTGGTCGGCTGACGAAAGCGAATGAGCCGGTAGAGCTGTACTACAGCAAAAAGTCCAAGCGGATTACAAGCGCCAGCGGGTTTGATGGAGGCCCTAAGCGGTATGGATGGGAAAACATGCCGACAGGCTATGCCGATTTTGAGGAAATCTGAGGGGGGGTGGCTGAATGACATTCCAGGAGATTCACCATTTGGTTGCTCATGGAGAAGGGCTGCCGCCTTTCCAGTCGCTGCCGGATCGGCTATGCTATGAGAGTTTAGCCAAGCTCAAGGCGGATTATGAGCTTACCGGCGCGGACAGCAAGCTGGTTCGCATTCGGAAGCAGGATATTCGCCGGGCACATGAGGAGTTTACCGAGGCGCACCGGCAATACATGGCCGTGTACAAGGAATACAGCGACAATTGCCTGAAAACCGGTCAGGACATAAAGGCGATATTGGCTGGGCTAAATGCGGAGAATCTCGACTATCGGCAGTTGTTCGCGTTGGCTGTGCAGTGCATTGAACGAATGACGCACGATGAGGCTTTTGTGCGGATGGTGCGCGAAAAAATGCGGACAGAAATCACCGTGGAGGAGAAGTGATATGGCATTAAGCACATGTAGCAGCTGTCACCGGCAGGATTACTGCGGCAACTGCAAGCACAAGGACGATTGTTTTTGGCTGCGTGTTGCCACACCTGCTGATGTAAACAGATGTTTTTCGTGCGGGGCGTTTGTATGCGCCCACTATGACGATTGCCGCAAGCAGCGACTGAAAGACAGAGTAACGCGATAAACCCGCCGGGGTAGCTGCCGGTAGGAGAGGATACCGGTATCCTACAGAAATGGAGGAAAAGATGAAAATTAACATTGTGCACAGCAAAGAGCTTGATAAATGGATAGCAGAACATCATTATTTGCACTCTGCGCCAGCAGGAGCAATAATCCGGATGGAAATCCAGGATGATACAAGTCAGCGTATTGGCGGAATGATGTGGGGCAGAAATCCCAGCCCAAAGCAGGATCAACGAAATGTATTGTGTCTAACGCGGATGTACTGCGTAGACGACACGGAGCCATATACGGAAAGCCGGGCGTTGGCAATGGCGAGAAAATATATCCGCAAGCATTATCCGCAAATCAAAGGGCTGGTTGCGTATTCGTCCACCGGCGCGGGACATAAGGGGACTATATATCAAGCGGACGGATGGTTTGAGGTGTCACGCACGTCCGGTGGAAAGGATTGCAGGGCCGGACGCAAAAATATTGACGTATCACCAAAAATCAAGTGGTGCAGGACACCGTAAATGGTGACCAGAAAGGACAAATCTATGAACGGATTAAAATACGACGACGGGAAGCCCAGGCTTGACCTGGTGCCGCTTTGGCTGCGCTGACGTGAAAGGAGACGGACGAAGATGACGATTGAAGAAGCGACGAACGTCACGATTGAAGACGCTATTAAGTGTTTCGAGCATACAATTTTCCCACAGGATTTCAGCCCTTCCGCGTTGAGGGCGAAAGCTATTAACGAATTAGTGCTTGCCGCCCTTCGTGCCCAGCAGCAGAGCAACGATCCTCTGACGCAGGAAGAACTGCGCAAGATGGATGGGGAGCCGGTGTGGTGCGTTGACGGCATCGGAAATGTGGCACGGTGTCTGGTTAGCGTTTGGTCAAACCGAGAAGAAAAAGCACAGGGTGCCGATTGCGTAGACAAAAACGACGGGTTATGGGATGCGACCTACTACGGTATGAAGGGAAACGGCGAACACGGGTTGCACGCAGTGGGCTGGCTTGCCTACAGGCGGAAACCGGAGGTGTAGGATGGGTAAGTGCAAAATAGACCCAAACAATCCCAAAGGAGCAAAGTGCCTGAAACGGTTTACGGTTAAATGTGTAGGGAAAGAACGCAAAAATTATGCAGAAACCAATTTCGAACGCATCACGGCCAGCCCGGAAGCGTTAGCGCCGCATTTAATCCGATATGACGATTGGGATGCCTTCGCGCCGTTTATCGCGGCGGATGGAGAAAACTATGTGGCAGAGGAAGAAGCCATAGAGGCTACAGCGTACTGGCTTAACCGGTCGGCAAAGGAGGGATAACGGATGTATGAGGAACTGGTAAAGCGCCTACGGAATGACGCAAGGGAGCAGGAATGCTTACTGCACGTCTGCAACAGCACAATGAACTCCGCTGAAGCCGCCGATGCCATCGAGACACTGGAAAAGCAGCTTGCAGAAACCGATGCAATCGCCGAACACGAACACTGCCGGTACATAGAAACCCTCGGCGAGTGCGACGGGATGGAAGCCCGTTGCAAAATCGTAGAGAAGCAGCTTGCCGAAAAGGAATCGGAAATCGTCCGAATCCGGAACAGCTGGTCGAATACCATATCCGACCTTTCCGGTGTTGCGACGGAACGGGATAAATACAAAGCCAGTCTAGGCCAAATCAAGAATCTGGCCTTGGGTTTTATGGAATCTGGGCCATATGAAAGCGAAGCGCTGTCGGGATTATGGCTTGTGAACCAAGTGATAAGTTTAGCGCTTGCGCCGCTAGAGGAGAACAGAGATGGAATTTAACACCGTCACATGCATCAGCCCATACGAAGCCCGCAGAATCATAGCCTTACGTGGCCGTAAAGGGCTGTTCTGGACGATTGAAAATGGGCGGTATATCGGGATAGACAACCGGGACGGAAACGCCTGGACAGAGGAATTCAACACGCGGGAAGCGTGTGAGAGATGGCTGAGGAGGGAAACGGATGGATAGGCCGGCCAACAGAAATGCAACCAGAATAATCAGCAGGTGGATATTAGATATAAAATATCCAAAAGGTATATACAGGGTCGTTCCATTTACCGCCAAAAAACGCGAAGAGTATTTAGCTTTAATCTGCGCGAAAAGAGCGCTAAAAGAGCTTGAACAGAGAGATACAGGGTGTGCATATTGTGTTAACCACAGAATAGACACGGTGCGCATGGAATTGGTACACGTTGGGGCGGATAAGACTGCGGATGGAATCAACCCCGTCAGGACTCCTGCTTTTTGCCCAATATGCGGCAGACGGTTGAGGGACGGTGAAAATCGATAATGCCTGAATGGATAAGCGTCAAGGATAGGCCGCCTGAGCCTAATTTGCCTGTGATTACATACGGCAGAAAAGGCAGCGTTGGCATAGGCTATGTTACGGACAGCTCTGTAGCTGGGTACAAACGCAGCAATAAGCTATATTTTTACGCGAGATATGGGGATAATCTACCCACACACTGGATGCCACTGCCGGAGCCACCAAAGGAGGACACGCCATGAGCATCTGCATATCGCCCATTCTGGGCATCGTGTATCTGTTGCTTGCTGCCAGCTTCGGGGCATGCGTGGGGCTGTTCTTCGGGGCGTGTTTTAGGAGCGGGCGGCGATGAAAATACCGGATAGCCAATGTGAAAGTTGCAGTAGGGGTAAACGGTGCACGTCTAAAAGCGACGTTTGTAAAAAGTTTTGGGATTGGTTTAAACCTGCTTGGGCGGAGGCGGTAAGGCCACTGAGAGCAGTTAAGTTGAAAAAAGCAGCCTATCGGCAATGTATGCGCGCGCACTGCCAATGGGCAAACGCAGACGGGATATGCACAACCCAGTGCATGGAACCAGAAAAGCGGGATTATGTGGCCGATACGGTACAGCACAATCAAGCTGTGTGCGAGGCGTATCATGCACAGATGCGCGCCCAGCGGAAGGCAGAAAGGAGGGCAGCGGGTGACAAGCAAGGAAAAGAAGCGGTACCTGGGGCAGTATCTGACGTTAGAGGCCCAAATCAATAGGATGATTACCGAAAGAGACGGATGGATGGCGCTGGCCGTCAGTGTATCCCCTGTATTGTCAGACATGCCGCATCTTGGTGGTGTTAGCGATAGGGTGCTGGATGCCGTGCAACACATTGCGGACATTGACGCGGAGCTCGACCGTGAGATAGACCGTAAAGTAAACCTTAGGCGTGAAATAGAGTCTTGCATTATCGGAATACCGGATGATAAACTACGCGACGTCTTGCGCAATATCTACATAGATGGCAAAAGCATAGAGGAAACTGCCGACCGTATAGGATATAGCGCGAGGCACACGCGCAGGCTCCACGCTTTAGCGGTAAATGTCCTTGTATGTCCGCCCCCAATGCAGTAAACTGGTATTGTGGAAAAAAGAAGAGCGCCCCGGACGATGAATCCGGGGCGCATTTTTGTTGTGCCGGACATAACAGCCGGCGGATGGGACGGCGGGTAATTTTATTTTCTAGGGCTTCTTTTCGCGTCAGCTTTGCGCTGCCATTGCTTTTTGCGTATATTCCGGCATTCATCAGAGCATACCTTTACCGGAATTCCGTGTTGATGAAACGTCTTTCCGCACACAGTGCAAACGGCTTCGTTTTTCCGGCGCCGTTGATTCCGCACCGGATTGTATTCGGCTTTGTTTTCGGCGTACCATTCCAAGGACTGTTGCCGGTCTTTTTTTGCAACAGCGGCCGGCGCGCAATCGGGACAGTATCTTTGATTACTGCCTGTCACTATATAATATGCGCCACACACAACGCATTTGTCCGTATCCCCCAGATGCCTGGCCGATCCAGCGTGGTACCTAATGGCGTCCATTTTCCGCCGTCTTTCCAGCCGACACACCTGACAATACCATGCCCGGGGGCCACCTAGAAACGTTATGCCACACTGCTTGCAGACGCGATCCCCGAGCGTGGATTTTCCTTTGACGCCGCCCATATCAGCGCCTTTCCACCGCCACGATGCCAAGCAAATCCGCTATCATCATACGCACGTATATTGGACATGGCCGTATTCCGGATACCCAGTTTTCCACGGTGCGCAAAGGGATTAAAAAGCGCCTTGAAAAAGCGGCCTTTGTCAAGCCGGACGCGGAGAGTAAATCGATCATTGTCATATGGGAAACTTGGTAGATGTTGCGCATATCGGATACCAGGCGATCGGTATCTTCCCCGTATTCGTCCATCCAGTCGGCCCACCCGGGAGCGGAAATAAACATTTCTTCGCTTTCCGCGGCCAGCGCGTCGGATACAAGCCTATAATAGGTTTCGTGTGTCATTACTATCACCATTCTTCTTCGATTTGCGTCGGCTTACCATTCGGTGCCGTTGTAATCTTCGGTGATGTATTCGGGCATTTCGATTTCTTCCAGCAAATCGGCGGAAGCAAAGCGTCCCTCGATGTCGCACAGTGCGGCCGCAGACATTGTGGTGCCTACCACGCAGAACTCGTCGGTATAATCGTTGTAAAAATACTTCGCGCTTTCTGTGTATTTGCCCTCTTGATTTACGTACATTTTTTGTTACCTCCGTTTATGTTGTTTTCCTTACCCTGTGACTATATTATACCACCCACTGGGTGGTATGTCAATAGCTTTTTAAAATTTTTTTGGTGATGCCGGCACAGCGTCCGGAGGGTGGGCTTGGGGATACATAAAATAAGGAGGGGTGTAAGCGGTGCTTACCAAAAATAGAGAGGTATTTATCCAGTCGCTTGTAGCAGGCAAAAGTCAAAGAGAGGCATACCGCAACGCCTATCCAAATTGTAAGGCGGCTGATAGGATTGTTGACGTTAAGGCAAGCAAACTATTTGCTGTGGCTGAGGTGCGGCTAAGGTACGACGAGTTAATGGCCGAGGCGCTTAAACCGGGAGAGGATGCGGCCATAGCCACAAAACGTGAAGTGTTAGCCGAGCTTACTGCGATTGGGCTTGGCACAAAGGATTACCCGGCACACGATATGTTTGGCAACACCTATATGGTTAAACCTAGCATGTCGGCGCGTCTCAAGGCACTGGAGCTGCTTGGCAAAAACATGGGGTGCTTTACAGACAAGTTAGATATTACAGGCGCCGTACCGGTGGTGATATGCGGTGACGACAAAATCAGCGACTAGGGTATATCTGCCGGACGTTATCGGGCAGGGATACGGCGATTTCTGGCGATGTCAAAAGCGTTACCGTGTCCTCAAGGGCGGCAAGGGGTCTAAAAAGTCCACCACAACCGCCCTTAACCATATCGTTCGCCTGATGCAATACCCGGATGCAAACTTGCTGGTGGTGCGTAAGGTTGGCGATACGCATCGATCGTCCACTTTCGCCCAGTTGCGTTGGGCAATTCGGCGGCTTGGCGTGGACGCGTATTGGCGGGCTACCACATCACCGATGGAGTTAACCTACACGCCCACCGGCCAGAAGATATTATTCCGGGGCATGGACGACCCTTTAAAGCTGGCCTCTACCACCGTAGACCATGGGGTGCTGTGCTGGGTGTGGATAGAAGAGGCCTATGAGATAGACAACGAGGCGGATTTTGACAAGCTAGACTTATCTGTCCCGCGTGGCAATGTGCCTCCGCCCCTGTTCAAGCAGACCACCCTGACCTTCAACCCCTGGAGCGAGACGCACTGGCTAAAGCGGCGCTTTTTCGATGCGCCCGCTGCTGATGTGTCAACATACACCACTACCTATCTTTGCAACGAGTGGTTGGATGATACGGACAAAGCGGTATTTGCCAGGATGCAGCGCGATAATCCCCGTCAGTTCCGCGTGGCTGGTCTCGGCGATTGGGGTGTGGCCGACGGGCTTGTATATGACAGATGGGAGGTACGGAAGTTTGATATAGACAGGGTGCGCAGAATACCGCTTATCCGATCGGTGTTCGGGCTGGACTACGGTTATACAAACGACCCGACCGCCTTGTTTTGCGGGTTGGTTCTGGAGCCTAAACGGCTCCTTTTTGTTTTTGACGAGATGTACGAGCGGGGGCTTACAAACCGCGACATATACGCAAGGATACGGGACAAAGGGTATGCCAAAGAGCGCATTCAGGCGGACAGCGCGGAGCCGAAATCAAACGACGAATTACGCTTTTTGGGGCTGTCCGGCGTGAGGCCGGCGGCCAAAGGCAAGGACAGCATCCTTAATGGTATCCAATACCTACAGGGTTACCGGATTATCGTGCATCCCCGCTGTACCAATTTTGCGGCTGAGATTGGCAGCTATGTATGGGACAAGGACAAAGCCGGGATTACTCTTAATCGCCCGGTAGACAGCAATAACCACTTGATGGATGCCATGCGATATGCCATGGAGCCATATATCCGACGCAAAGTGGAGCCGTTGCCGGAGCGTCGCAGATATGCACCGACCGGAGTAACACCAAGAGATATGCAGGGGGGGTGGGACGTGTGATGATATGGATTATAGCCGCCGCTGGATGGGTTCTGGCGGCTTTTTTAGGCGGTATTCTGCTAGGCAGGAAAAAAGAGATGGCCCCGCCCGTAAAAAGCCAAATACGGGCAACCAGGAGCCTGTCAGCGCCATAGACAAGCAAGCCGCCGAAAAGCTCCGGCGAGAATGGGCCAATTTTTTAACCTACGACGGCACCGAACAGGAGCCGACGGAATAAACGTCCTCACCATGGGCGGAAGGAGATTAAATCATGGAAGAAAACGAAATTATGCAGCCGGCTGAATCCGCACCACAGGAAGACGCCGAAAGCGCAGCCACCGCAGCAGCGGAACCCACGGAGCAGTCTGATGCCGTCACGGACACCATACCGGAAGCGGAAGCGGGCGAGAACGTGCAGCAGCCTATCACCATACCCATCCAGTACAACCATGAAAGCCGGGAACTTACGCTGGAAGAGGCTCAAACACTGGCGCAAAAAGGGCTAAAATTCGACGAAGTATCCCCGACGCTCGAAAAGATCCGCTTTTTGGCTACGGCCAACGGTAAAAGTATGCAAGAGATGGTGGACGCCCTGGTAGAGAGCCAGGACAAGCAGCTTTATAGCTCCATCCTTGCCGAGTGCGATGGTAACGAGGCGCTTGCAAACCGGCTTTTTGATGCTGAAAAGCTCAAGCGCCAAACCGCCGCTGAAAGTGCGCAAAAGGAAGCAGCAGCCGCGCAGGAAAAAGAAAAGGCCGACCTTGCCAAAAGGCTGGCCGATGAGTTCGTGGAGCTGCAGCAGGAATTTCCCGAACTAGCGGAGTTTTCCGCTGTCCCCAAATCCGTGCTGGATGCGGCAGTAAAAGGCAAAAACCTTACCGACGCCTATCTGCGTTACCAGCGCGCCGAAAGCAAAAAAGTGTCCGCAGCCAAGGCCACACAGGAGCAGGCGGCAAAAGCGTCCGCTGGTTCCCAAGCCGAGGGCGCGGGCGAAACCACAAACCCCACCATCGACGCCATGCTGGCCGGTGTGTGGGCAAGATAAGGAGGATACATAATGGCTATTACCGAAAGCACCATCAATTCTTTGGAGTTTCAGTCTAAACTTACTGGAGAACTGGACAAGGCGCTGGTTCAGTCCGCGCAGACCAGTTTCTTTGCGGATAACGCCATGCGCAGCAAATTTGTTGGGGCGCGTACTGTACTGATTCCGGATGTGGACATGCAGGGCCTGGGCAACTATGACCGGGACGACGGCTTTGTCACCGGTGCGCTGACAGTCTCCAGCGAATCCTATACCATGGCCATGGATCGCGGCCGTTCCTTCCAGCTTGACCGGGAGGACAACGACGAGACCGGCATCGCCAATCTGGCCGGCCAGGTGATGGGTGAATTCGTCCGCACCAAGGTGGTGCCCGAGATGGACGCCTATGTCCTGTCTAAACTGGCTACCTTGGCCACTACCAAATCCCAGACGGTGACCGGCACCCCCGCCTCCCAGGTCTATAAGATGATTACCGAGGCCATTAACAAGGTGCAGGCCATCGCGGGCTACAGCGAGCCGCTTGTCTGCTTTGTGGATAGCGAGGTGTGGGGTGCGCTGATGAACTCCGCCGAGCTGTCCCGTCAGCTGATTGTGTCCGATTTCAAGAAGGGCGAGGTCAGCACTAAGGTCAAGAAGCTGAACGACGTGCCGATTATCCCGGTAGCAGACGACCGCATGAAGACGGCATACACGTTTTATGACGGCGTGACCGACAACAGCGGATCCAGCGGTGCAGACCAGCGCCCCGGCGGGTTCGTCCCGGCTTCCGGCGCAAAGAAAATCGGCATTCTGGTGCTGCCGAAGCGGGCCGCTTCACTGGTCAAGAAGTCCGAACGTATCCGCACTTTCTCTCCTGACCAGAACCAAAAGGCGGATGCGTACCTGTTCCAGTACCGGCTGTACTACGACCTGTTCGTCAAGAAGTCGCTGCAGGGCACCATCTTCACCTATACCCGATAATCCGCAGCCGCCGAGTGGGAAACCGCCCGGCGGCTTCTATATGCTGCCGAAGGTGCATGAGCCGGAGGCGGGAACGGAGGAAAACGCATGAAAAGAAAGCCGTGGGAGCCGGAACAGATATTCGAGGAATACGAGACCGGGCGGACGTTTAAATCCGGCTTGGGCCGTAAAGGGCTGTACGAACAAGGGAAAATCAACGAGCGGTTCTATATTGGCGACCAGTGGCACGGGGCGCGGTGCGGCAACGACCGGCCCCTGGTGCGCCACAACGTCATCAAGCGCATTGGCGACTATAAAATGGCCGTGGTGGCGTCCAATCCGGTCACCGTCAATTACTCGGTGGAGGGCGTGCCAAATACCGTTGGTATCAGCGACCGGGCCAGAGACGAGCGAGACGCTTTTGCGCAGGGGCAAATTTCACCGCAAGATTCCATGGGCCTCCCGCCGGAGGAAGAGCTGGCCGTGACCATGACCGCGCTGTCCGACTACTTCAAGACCACGGCGGAACGGGTAAAATTTGACGACCTGGAAGAGCAGGCCTTGCGCAACGCCTATGTGTCCGGCACCGGCGTACTGTACACCTATTGGGACGATAAAATCCGTACAGGGCTGTACGCGGACGAATCCGGCACCACGCCGATTCAGGGAGATATTGCGTGTGAAGCGCTGGACATTGAAAACGTGTATTTCGGCGACCCGAATCTATATGACGTGCAGGCGCAGCCCTATATCATTATCGCCCAGCGCAAGAGCGTTGCGGATTTGCAGCGCGAGGCCCGCCGGAATGGCCGCTCAGAGACCGAAATTGATGCGATTAAGCCGGACAGGGATACCGGGTATATGGCTGGCGACAGGGCCGAGGATGAGCCGGAGGACAGCCGGAAGGCCACGGTGCTGACGAAATTTTGGAAAGAGTGGGCCAAGGACGGCACGTGCAAGATTATGGCCTCCGTGGCCGTGCGCGGCGCTACTATCCGGTACAGGTGGGACACCAAACTGCGGTTGTACCCGCTGGCCGCGTTCCGGTGGGAGCGCCGACGAAATTGCGCTTACGGGGAGAGTGAAATCACGTACCTTATCCCCAACCAGATCGCAATCAATCGGATGCTGACGGCCAGCGTATGGGCGGTGATGATGCTGGGTATGCCCTTGACGTTGGTCAACGGGGACGTGGTAAACCAACCAATCACCAACGACCCCGGCCAAATCATCAAAATCAACGGTACGTCCGAGGATATGCTGAACGCGGTGCGCTATGTAAACCCGCCGAATTTCGCCCCCGCGTTCGATAACAATATCGCTTCCCTTATCTCCAACACGCTCACCCAATCCGGGGCAAACGACGCGGCGCTGGGTGACGTGCGGCCAGACAACACATCGGCTATTGTGGCAGTGCGGGAAGCTGCAACCATGCCTATGCAGACGGTACAGAATCGGTTTTACAGTTTTGTGGAAGACGTGGCCCGCGTGTGGGCTGAGATGTGGGTGACCATGTACGGGCGGCGCAGCCTGAAAATTGAGGACGAAAACGGCGTGTGGTATATGCCGTTTGACGGCGAGAAGTACCGGGATTTGCTTATCTCGGTAAAGGTTGACGTTGGCGCGTCTACCCTGTGGAGTGAAATCCAGAGCGTGAACACCCTAGACAATCTCTTGGCTTCTCAGATTATCACGCCTAAGCAGTACCTGGAGCGGCTGCCCAAAGGCTCTGTTCCTAATCTTTCCGGCCTTATCCGCGAGATGCAGGAGGCGCAGAGAGCGCAGGAAGAGGCGGCTATGCAAGCGCCTGAACAACAGGGGATTGATGTGCAATCCATCATTGACGGGCTTCCTCCGGAATATCGCCAAGCGTTTGATTCTGTGCCGCCGGAGCAGCAGGCGGCCATGCTACAGGAAATCGGGGTGATGTAATGCGGACGGGAAACGATGTGTTCCGGCGGGCTATGTCCCTGCTAGGATATACAGGTGCAGATGGGGCCGTAAACGGCGCACAATCGGCTGAACTGTTCCGTCGCGGGTTAAATATCGTCAATCAGGTAATGGCCGATATTTGGCCGTTGGAGCGTAAAGACGCATATATCCCGCTTTCCAACATCAACGACGATATTCCGCTGTCTCAGTACGCGGTAGAAAGCGCCATCCTCTACGGCGTCGCTATGTTTTTGGCGCAGTCCGAGGGAGACGGGGAAAATCAACAGTTTTATTCCAGCCTGTATCAGCAGAAGCGGAACGCCGTGAAGCGCCCGCCGGTGCGACGGGTCGACACGCTGCCGAATGTATGGGAGGATTAACATGCTTATTCCAAAAATGCAGGCAAGTCCGCAGTACAGGGTGACTATTCCTAAGCTGGACGGCGGCGTAAACCTCAAGGATGCGCCGCATCTCGTGGAGGATAACCAGCTTACCAACGTTTGCAATATGTGGTGGCAAGACCAAGCCCTTCGGACACGACCGGGCCTGAAAACAGAAATCAATTCTATTTACCGGATAGAAACAAATGAACGTGTTTCTTGTTCCGACGGTGTGCTATCGCCCATTGGCGGCTGCCCGGCTATGGCGGCATTTTCCCGTATTAATATGGGCACAGTCCTCGTATCCGTGTATAAAATTCAACCGGACGGCGGACGCGAACAGGTGGGAAATCCCATATATCTCCCAACCGATGAAGATGTCAACAGTCTTCGCATTATGTTCGTAGAGAGCGACAAGAAGGCGTCTGGCAATGGACTGTATATCTTCTTTAACGTGGGCTTGATTTTTGAGTGGAACGGAAGTGACGAATGGACCCAACTGTCCGATGATGATATGTATGTGCCCACCGTGTTAGTCAGCGGCAAAGGAACATATACAGACGGCGAAGTGGGTGAGCCGAACGGAACCTTTTTTGAAGGATATAACATGTTAACTGGAAGGTTTCGGAGTTTATACACCACCGACGGGAAAGGGAAAACTTTTTGGCTTCCTCAAAAAGGACTAGACAATTCGAAGATAACTGCCAAGTATACAGACAGCAAAGGAACTGTTCATGCCCATACGATTAACGCAAATACTTCGATGGAGACGGCGGCCCAGGCGGATGGTTTAGTGCTTATGGCAGATAGAACGGCGGGTTATGTTTACTTTACCAAGGACAGGGTATCGCCTACACCGGTTCCGTCTGCCAACATAACCAATAATTTAGAGGTAGTAGCTTCAAAAGACGATGCAGAAGCCTTTGAAAAAATCACAAACATGAGTATGTGTACTTGGTTCGGCGGCGACCGGAGTGGAATAAACGGCGGGACTAGACTGTTCGTTTCCGGTAATCCTTCAGAGCCGAATCTAGTGCACTGGAGTGATGTTAATAATCCACTGTACTTCCCTGAGAACAACTATGCGCGCATTGGCAATTCTGGTATGGCCGTGACCGCGTTCGGCAAGCAGGAAAACATCCTGGTAGTTTTTAAGGAAAGTGAGATATATTATGCAACGTATGTTGCTGGCGGGGATTTTACCGCCCAGGATGTAATCGATGGCAAGGTTGTTGACGTGACTGCCAACATGGCTAAGTTTCCCATAACGCCCATACATTCGAGTGTGGGCTGTGATTGCCCGAACACCGTTTCACTTTGTAATAATCGGCTGATCTGGGCCACATCTGGGAAAAAGGTATATACGCTTACATCAGCCAACCAATACAGCGAGCGCAACGTGTTTGAACTATCCGATGCGATTCAACCTGAACTAAACGGATGGGATGAATCGCTTATGAAGGAGTATGCATTTTCCGTCGATTGGGATGGAAATTACTTCTTATTTTGCTTGGACAAGGCCGTTGTGTTTAATTATGGCGGGAACGCTTTTGCGAATATTTCCTCCTACGCCGACCCCAAAAAGGCTCAGAGATACATGGGCTGGTATATCTGGGCATTCGTAGATTATGCCCAAGCGATAAAAGGTTATGTTTTTGGCGGCGTGTGTCAGTTAATTGGCAGGGGGCAAAAGATTTATATAGACCCTGAAACCGGGCAACGCGAATCGTATGATTTTCTGGTGCATTACCATTTCGGTGGCATGTCTGATACGGCGTTATATTATGACGAAATCACAGGAGACACGCCAATCCACTCCGCGTTCCAGACAAAACTATTTGATTTCGGTCGTCCAGAACGGCGCAAAAATGTCCGCAAGCTGCACATTGGTGCCACCGATGTGGCGGATGGGTACATCACACTATCTTATGCGACGGAATTCGATACGCAGGAGGATGCGTACCGCATCGGCATGTATGGGGACGGGGATATGCGTGTGTGGGCCGTTACGCCTCATGTAAACCGCATAAGACGGTTTGGAATCCGCGCCGATAGCGCCGGTGCCATGGCGGTGGACGGTATGGTTATTCGATATGAAGTATACGGGGAAGTGAGATAAATGGCGAGGTCAATTCAAGAATACGTTGACGAATTATACGGCAAAGGTCAGGGGACGTTAAATCAAATTCACGAGCAGCGGAAGCAATCGGATCAGCAGCTTATTGATAGTGTGAATGCGGCGATTGACCGTACAACGGCTGCTTCCACTAAGCCTTATCAAACGCAAATAGAGCAGCTTCCGGAGGCGTATCAGAAGCAGTTCGACGCCAATGCCGTGCAGGAACTGGTTGGCCGCCGAAAGGTAGAGGAAGCCATGGCCAACATGGGCCTGACCGATTCCGGCCTGAACCGTACCCAGCAGACCGCCTTGTCCGTACAACGCGGCAACGCGGACGCGGCCGCCCGCCTGGAGCAGCAGAAAAAGACCCAGGAATTGCAGGACAAAATTGCCCAGCTTATTGAAGCGGGCGCGGCCCAGAAGCAGCAGCAGGCAGCCGGCGTACTGAGCAACACGTCCAATTGGTTCAACGATGCTTTAGCGAGTTCTTATAATACCGCTATGCAACAGGGAGCCAGCATGTATAATGCCGACCTTGCCAGGGAAGAACAGGCCAGACAGTATGACCTTAGTAGGCAAGACGCTCTTGCAAAGGCAAAGTACGAGGCCCAGACTGCACAGGCGCAGGCCGCCGCCAAGGCCAAACAGCAGGAAGCCGAAAACCAATTGGCGCTGCTTAAGTGGTATACGGACGCGGGCTTGTCCGCGGATGAAGCGCTGCAAATGGTTGCTTATGCAGGCGGCGGCAAGGTGCCAATATCCGCTCCTTCTCAAAGCAGCCGATTAAGCGACGGCAATTACAACCCTAAAAACTCAAAGGAATATGGCTCCGCCTTAGCTCGGCGCATAAGCCGGAACGGCATTAGTAAATGGGACGCAGTTAACGACCTTATCAACGAATTTCAAGGAGACGAGGCGGCATTACTAGAGGCGGCCAGATATGCCGGAGTATATGATGAACTCATGAGCCGACGTAAATAAACGAGGTGATTTCTATGCCGTACATTCCTTATTCAGTTGATGAAATAGAAAAACTAAAAAAACAATCCACAAGCCGCTATATACCTTATTCGAGCCAGGAAATTGAAGCTCTGAAAGCCCCATCTGCTTCAGTATCTGCTTCCTCTAAAGGCGTAACCGGGACAACCACGAAGGTGTCTGCTACATCGACAGGGAAATTGCCTGCTGCCGAGCCTTACCAAGTGCCTCTGCCGGATGCTATGGTTTCAGTTTCGGGCGGAAGGACTGAACGGAACGGGGGAAGCGCGGATTCTTTAGCGCCGGCTCCGTTTGAATCGGTCGTGAACAACCCGGATTTTGCAACCCTGTCTAAATATAAAAGTGAAAAAAGCGACGCAGGGAAAAGGTTCGATTTTCAAAACAAGGCCTATCACTACTTAAATGATAGTAGCTACTGGGATGGAAATCAAACTTTAGCAGATATTGACGCGGCTATTTTCACCAGAAATGATGCGCTTAGTGAAATGACCCCGCTAGAAATCTCTATTTACAACTACTATGTGAATTCTGGGGATAGAAAGACGGCACAGGCTTATTTGCAAAGCCTACGCACAAAGCTTCAAGAAAGAAAGGCCGATACGATCGCGAAGGAAATTAGTAAAAAAGGCGGCGCCGACAAAGTATTATCTGCGGCAGGGCTGGCTTTAACCGGTGGCATGTCTGCTGCCAATTCCGGTCTTGAACAGTATTTAGAAATGCTGGCCGGAAGCGATAAAATTGTTGATAAAAACTGGATGGAGCAGGCGCAGGCAAATGTTCGCCCGGAATTATCTGGTGGGCTTGGCGTTATGTCTGATGTGCTTTATTCGGCGGGCAATATGGCTAACTCTTCCGTATTAGGTGCCGCGAATCCGGTCGCGGGCGCTACGTTGATGGGCGCTCAAACAGCTGGCAACGCTTATGGCGACACAATAAAAGAAGGATATAGCAAAAATGAGGCGTTGCTATACGCAGGAATTAACGGCGCACTAGAGAGTGGCTTGCAATATGTGTTAGGCGGTATAGGTGCTTTAGGCAAGGGCGGGGTATCCAAATTGCTTGCTAAAGTTCCGGCGTTGCAGACGCTGGGTAAAACCATAGAAGCCTCTATAAAAAATCCCACGGTTCAAGCCGGTCTCAAGTCTGCCGGAAAATATATCGCAAGCATGGGTGACGAAGCGTTTGAGGAATATTTGCAGTCGGTAGTTGATCCGGTTGTTCGCAATGCGGTTTTAGATGAAAACAATGAGTTAAATCCTTTGTCAGAGGATGCATTGTATTCCGCGCTGGTTGGTGCAATATCTGGCGGTTTGATGAACCTGCCTGGGGCAGTAACTGACTTTACAGGTTCAAAAAGAGCGGATACATCAGCAAACGGCCAGTGGACAAATGGCGCAAATGATGATATAATGGAAACGGTAAAAGGAGGTTCGCTCGATGGAAGAGAAAACGCGCAGCAAGAAAACGCGCCCGGAGGACATGCCGGAGTACCAGGACAAATATTCACAGTCACTGATTCGGAGTTGGAGAAAACGGTTCCCGGAATGGAGCGACGAGCGGATTATCGAGGAGTTGGACTGGCTGTAACAGAGGCTCTCCAGAAGCGGGGGATTACGCCGGTTGCGCTCGCCTATACCAACGATTCGGACGGATTTCATCAGGCCATTGGAAGAGCTAAACAGAATAATATGCACGGCGCATTTGTTACGCAGCACGAGGTATCGGAGTATGCGAACGATGCGCTTTTTTTATCCGAAGACGGGAATACAGGTGTTGCCGTCACGCCCGACGGTGATATTGTGTCGGTGTTCAAAAACCCGAATGGCAAAGCAAAAAAAGCGGTGCATTCCATCCTGTTGACGGCGCTCGAAAACGGTGGGGTCAAGCTGGATAACTTTGATGGCGCGCTGTCTGATATGTACTGGAACCACGGATTTATTCCGGTGGTACGCACGTCGTTTGACCCGGAATTTGCTCCCACAGATTGGAATTACGCTAGGGACGGTCAGCCGGATATTATCTTTTGGGTGCATAATGGAGAGGACGCGCAGACAGTTGCCAGGCGAATCGGCGAATATGGAGATCTTCCCGATTTGACTAAACTTCCGGTTATGAGTTATGACGAGGCAGCCGCCTATCGGGATAACATTCTAAAACAGCGAGCAGATTCCGGTAATACCGGGTCTGCTTTTTTTGATGCCGATTCCAAGGGCTCGACCGACAATATAGATGCCATCGTGCGGGATGTGTTCGGATACGGAAAGGCGGAAACTCAAGGGGAGGTCAGAAAACCAGATTTAAGTCAGGAAGCCAAATCAAGCCGAGCGGCAAAAGCGCGCGAAACTGGCTCTATGTTTAATATCAACCCTAACGACATAGAAACGGCCGCCATACTTGCCGAACAGACCGGACGCAATATCGAATTTGTGGAGACGCTTGGCGAGGGCAGAAACGGTAAATACGACGCTGAAACCGGAACACTGTATATTGCGGCGGATAGCCCGAATCCTGTGAAGACCATCCTCAAGCACGAACTGACGCACAGTTTGGAAGGCACACAGGCATATACAGAACTGTCGAAGTTTGTTTCAGATATTCTCGTTAAGGAAACGGGGATGAGCCTTGACGAAATCATAGAAGCTAAAATCGGAATTTATGGATTGAGCGGGGAGACGCTAGATTCCAACGGTGCGTTGGCGGAATTGGTCGCGGACTATGTGGGGGATAATCTATTTACAAGTGAAAAAGCAATCCGCCAATTGTCAGCAGAAAAGCCGAGCCTTGCTAGACGAATCTTAAATTGGATTCGCTCAATGAAGACGAAGCTGTTCGGAACCAATCATGAAAAACTGATGGCCGAAGCTGAGAGGATGTATCATGATGCTTTGATGGAGCCGTTTGTAAAAGGAAGTGATTCATCATACGCTAAATATAGCATTCAACACGATGCGGACGGGAAAAGATATGTACATGTAGATACAGACCAAGAAATTTTTAACGGAAAGTCCGTCAAAGAAATGAGGGAAACTGCACGTAAATATATATTGGACGCTTTTCGTGGCAAGGTGCTTCCTGTTGGAGACGGCGATAAGGCGTTTGTAAACGGAAGATCCGCAAGCGAATATGCCAATCCGGCCAATCGGCGCATGCCAGACGAATTGAAATCAGCAAAAATGCGCGCGTCTACAGAGCTAGACAATTTACTGGCGGTGTCTGATAAAATCGGAAATGTTCCTGATGATGGACGTCATCCAGAGGCAACCGGCGGATGGGATGTATACAGAACTAACTTTGAAGTTGGCGGAGAAATGTTTTCCGGTGAAGTGAAAATAAAAGTAACGGATAAGGGGCGGCTGTTTTATGATGTCACAAAAATAGAAAGAACCGCCCGTAATCGCGATCAAACCAGATTTAATCCGGCCGCCGCATCAGGCAGTTCTTCTGACACCACTATACCACAAACGCATAACGGCGTCAATACTAGTATATCCGAAAATTCGGCGTACGATACAGGAAGATACGCCCTAAAAACAAGGGTGGAGAATTCTGACGGCGTAGAACTGACGGATGGACAGGAGCGGTATTTTGAAAAAAGCCAAGCCAGAGACGATGAAGGCCGGCTTCTGGTGGTGTACCACGCTACCGATGCGGATTTTACCGTGTTTGACAAAGCCAAACAGGGAAGCGCCAACGACCCAGGCGTATGGGGGAGCGGATTCTATTTCGATACCGACCAATCGTTTGCAGAGGAATTCGGCAGCAAATCCAAGCCGTACTATCTGAACATCACCAACCCTCTGCGGACTACTTATGACGCCGATTGTCATGTGGTGGCCGGAATATTTCGGCGGGCCGGGATTGATATCCCATTCAAAATTAAGCCGGATACCTCTCTTTTGCAGTTCATTAAGAAATTCGGCAATCGAAAATTCAGCGATACTCTACAGGCACTTGGCTATGATGGTGTGATTGTATCCGGGGAAGAATGTGTGATTTTTGAGCCGGAGCAAGCGAAATTGACCAACAACATTAATCCAAGCGGCGATCCGGATATACGGCACTCTATTGGAGTAAGTAGCGGCGATACCATAGCCGATATCAAAGCTATGGTTGAACGGTATGGCGCTATTAAACGCGGTGAAGCGCCTGCCCGTGATGTGGAAATTCCAAAGCAGACCAACGACCAAACACGAACCCGCCAATACGTTCGCACCGCCGCCGAAGCCTCTCAGGTTCCGGATAGCTTCATTAACGGCATTACTCAGGACGTGATGAACGACGTTTATGCCTATGTTCCGATTAGCAACAACGAGGCTATGGAACGGGCGGTCAGCACGGTCGAAAACATGGGGCTGGATAAGGCGATAGAGCAGTGGAACGCGGCGGTAAACGGGGAGCACATGCCCAGCAAATACGATGTGGCTTTGGGCGAATATCTGCTTACACTTGCCGGGAAAAACAACGATCCGGCCCTGGCGTCCAAGATGATTATCGAATTGTCAACGGTCGCCACTAATGCAGGGCAAGCGGTTCAGGCCATGTCCATGCTAAAGCGCATGACGCCAGAGGGTCAGCTGATGGCGCTGCAGAAGGTAGCCGACCGCATCAACAGGGAACGCCCGGACAGCAATGTTAAAATTCCGGAGACCATCATCGACAGAGTGCAGAGGGTGAACCCGCGCGACACGGAAGCCGTTGACCAGATAATGCACGACGGGCTGGTTGCCATCGCAGAGCAGGTTCCGTCTACCTGGCTGGACAAATGGAACGCATGGCGGTATCTTGCTATGCTCGGCAACCCGAGAACCCACATTCGGAATATCGCCGGGAACGCAGCTTTTGCTCCAATTGTTTACACCAAAGATTTTTTAGCGGGCGCTATAGAGGGCGTGGTGGACGCCGCCTCCAAAGCGACGGGCGGTCAGGGGATAGCCAGAACAAAAACAGCCCTTTCCGCTTTACCGTTTTCCAAAAGAAGCGAATATCTGGATTTTGTCCGCGAGGACTTTCAGAAAATGAAGGACGTGATAAACGGAGGTGGCGGCAAGAACCCAGCGGACGTTGTACGGGATAATCAGAAGGTGTTCACATCCAAGCTGATGCAGCCGGTAGAGAAGGCCGGTAAACGGAGTTCCAAACTGCTGGAAGCCGAAGACCTGGCCTTCAAAAAAATCCATTATGAACGGGCGCTTATGCAATATCTGGCGGCGAATAAAATTGACCTGAGTACCGTTACCGAGGAAACCTTGAATAGAGGCCGAAACTACGCCATTCGAGAGGCGCAGAAGGCCACCTTTGCAGATGCGTCCGCTTTTGCGTCCGCACTGAATCGCTTGTCCAGACAGCATAAAGCCGCACAGTTTCTCATCGAGGGGAATCTGCCATTTAAAAAGACCCCTGTGAACATACTGAAACGTGGCGTGGAATACAGCCCCGCTGGCATTTTGGACACGGTAACACGCAAAGCCTATCAGTTAAAGAGCGGAAAAATCAGCACCGCTGAGTTCATCGACAGTTTATCCGCCGGGCTTACTGGTACGGGCGTTATGGCTTTGGGCATGTGGCTGGCTTCAGCCGGTTTATTGTCCGGTGGACTTGGGGACGATAAGGACGACCAATTCTCAAAACTGCAAGGCGAACAGGAGTACGCGTTACAAATAGGGGATACGTCATACACAATCGATTGGGCGGCCCCCGCCGCGCTTCCTTTGTTCGTTGGCGCTGAAATCGTTGACTTATACCGGGATTCTAAAACCGGGGAAGTACCGCTTTCCAAGCTGTTGGAATCGTTGACTAACCTTTCCGAACCGATGGTGAACATGTCCATGCTGCAAGGAGTAAAAGAAGCTATAGAAAATGTGAAGTTCAGCAATCAGGAAATTCCAGACATTATCTTTAATTCCATAGCTAGCTATATGGGTCAGGGGGTTCCAACGCTGCTAGGACAGATAGCCAGAACCACAGACGATACCCGCCGCCGGAATTATGTTGAACAAGGCAGCGCTTTCCCCTCGCTTCAAATGGCATTGCAGAGAAACAAATCCAAAATCCCCGGTGCTTTGCAAACACAACAGCCATACGTGGACGCTTGGGGGCGCGAGGAGACGACCGGGAACATTGCGGAAAGAGCGTTCAGCAATTTCCTAAGCCCTGGTTATACCAGCGAAAAGCAAACGTCCTCCATGGAAAAGGAACTGGAGAGGCTATACGAAGAAACGGGAGATGCCGGTGTCTTGCCCTCTTCTGCGCAAAAAAGCATAACGAATCAAGGGGAAAAGTATGTTCTCACCGCAGAGGAATACACGGAATATCAAAGGGTAATGGGGAAGACCTCCTATGAACTATTAAGCAAGCTGACGGGTTCATCCGAGTATAAAAAGCTGACAGACGAACAGCGTACAGATGCTGTTTCGGAGGTATACAGCTATGCGAAGGATTTGGCCAAGGAGGAAATGCTGAAAAGCCGCGGGGTGAAATATGAGGCGTCATCAAAGCGCCAAAGCATGGACGTGGCGAAGAAAAACGGCGTTCCGCTCTCTATGTATCTTCTCTACAGCATTCAGGCCAAAGACCTGAAATCCGATAAAAAATCTAATGGGGATACGGTAAGCGGTTCTCTTAAGCGCAAAAAAGAGGAGATTTTAAACAACATGGGGGTGACGGCTCAGCAAAAACGGGTTCTGCTACTGCTGGATGGATATGGCAGTAAACAGCAGAGAGAACAACTACTTACTGGCACGGTTTCTTCCGGTTCCAGCTACGAAGAAACGGCAATCGACAGACTACTAAAGGGGGCGCTATCGTGACAGCTATTCGGACAATAGAATATACAGCCAGTCCAAGCGGTGTGAAGCCAATCGCACCGCAGGACGCGGGCGTCCGGGGAGAACACAAAGCCACAAACGTGGTGTTCAACCTGGACGCTTCTCTTATTAAGCCGGAATATAAATACCGGTTTGAATATGTTGACGGGTTCAGCGGGTTTGACACAACTGAGTTTGTGCAGCCAGTTGGGAGCACAGTGTCCATACTCCTCCCGGTTGAATGGACAGCCGGCGGCGGGTGTGGAACGTTGCGACTTTGCATCGTGGCCCTTGATAGCCAAAGCAACGAAGAACAGACGGTATATACATTTCCCGCAAGCCTGCTGTTTGCAGAACGCGAAACCGGTGGGGAATGTAACTACAAAAAGGGGTTGTCCGCGCTTATTGACAGCGCCGGGAAAGCCACTGACGCCGCGAACGAAGCCGCAGAAAACGCGAACGCGGCGGCGGACAGAGTGGATGAATCTGTGTCCAGCGCCAACACAGCGGCAGCCAACGCGAATCGAGCCGCTGCAAGCGCGGATGCTTCTGCGGCCACGGCGATGTCGGCAGCAGGAACAGCTACCACCGCGGCGGGGGCGGCCAATACAGCAGCCAGCCAAGCACAGGCAGCTAAAGCGGCGGCCGATACGGCGGCCAGCGGAGCAGACGCTTCGGCTGAGCAAGCGCGGACGGCGGCGGCCAACGCAAACACAGCGGCTGGAACGGCCAACACGGCCGCGTCCAACGCCAACGCCATCGCGCAGACGGTGCAGGCCAAGCTGGACGCGGGCGAGCTGAAGGGCGAAAAAGGCGACAAGGGCGACACCGGCCCCGAGGGCCCCCAGGGGGTCAGCGGCGTATACGTGGGCGGCGGCGACATGCCGGAGGGGTACAGCGTCCAGGTGGATCCCGCCGGGGACATGCTGTGCTACACCGCCGGGGAGAGCGACAGCCGGTACGCCAATGTGCTGACCGGCACGGCTTCGGGGCCGGTGGCCGCGCTGGAGGACGTGTCCCCGACGGGGGCGCTGCG